CGATAAAGAAGGATATGTAACGATTCCTGGTCCCTGATCTGTACCGATTCCAATGATATTGGTTGCAATACCAACATAAGTACGCAATGACTGTCTAACGTTAGCACAATCACCTGTACCAAACCCAACTGCGGGAATTGAAGCAAGACTACTGTTTCCAATTGCAACCGTCAAAATACCGACGAGAGACTCAATATCTGTTTGAATACTTGCGGTATATGCACTAGCGCCAACTCCAGGTTGAGTCAGAGGAACAATAGTATCATCAGTATAATACATCTCATTTCTAACCGCTTTCTTCATGTAATCCATTGCGGATCTGAAGATATAGATAGACTCCGCTTCTTCATAGACAAGACCATCAGTCTTTTGATTACCATTGGCATCAAAGTAGAACTTGGTGTTCCTTACAGTATGTTGGTTAGTATCATATGCGATATCTTGAGCAACGCCATCAACGATGTACTTGAGATCTCTAAAACACTTCGCAACACCAGTGGAGTAAGTTCCAACATTTTCTGCAGGTAAAGAAGTGAGTGTTGCAATACCAATAGGTCCAGTTACAACAGCAGAAAGTGTAATAATTGAATTTTGGACATCTTGACATGCATTTAGGTCAGTGTTTGAAACCGTTGTTCCAACACCATAAAACGCTGGTCCTTCAGAAGCGGCATAAGTAACACCCATTCCGTTTCTGACGGCAAGTCTCATTTTACTCTTCGCTTGATTGAAGAGATAATTGGTTTCTTCCGCCTTAATGACCAACTTGTCATTATCAGGCATCGGTCCATCGAAGTAGTAGAGTGCTTCTTGACGTGCATATCTGTTACCACCAGTAAACAAATCAGTTGCAACTGCATCAACGAATCTGGCTAGAATATCTCTAGCTTTAGTTTCTTGAGTAGCAATTCCAGTGTATTGAGCTACACTAGCAGTATATGATTCATTAATGATTTGTTGTGTGTTTTCTTTGATTAACTTGTAACCAATTGCATATCTATTCTGTTCCTCATTGGCAGTACTACCTGGAATAATAAATGTTGGATAAGGAACAGCAACCGATGCAAGAGCCTTGTCAAGAATCTCTCTCTTGTTTTCAACAATAAGATCTCTTGCGTCATGATTAAGAACAAAATAATCATTTGCAGGATCTTGAAGAACACTCAAGTTAAAGAGTTGAGGCGTTCCTGTTTGATAATATGTTGGTGGTGTCTGGTTATTTACGACATATTGACCGAGGAAACGCAGATAATTAAATCCGTAGATAGTTTCAGTGGTATTGATGCCAATCGAGTTACCACCACTCCAATAAGAGGATGCAACACTAACAGTATGACTATTTGCATTGTACTTAAGGTCGGAAGAAACTGCATCAATTAATCTACCAGTTTTTGCTTTAAATGCAGCTTCGTCATAACTTGCACTGGTGGAGAATGCAACATAATTATAATTTACTTTTGCAAGAACTTCGTCAATTAAGAATTGTCTATTGAGATCTAAAAGATCAGAAGCGTCTGCATAAGTTCCATCTAGTTGTTGTCTAGATGTTCCATCAAATTGATCATCAATATTATCAATCTTAATAACTTTATTTGTTTTACTTAAAATGTAACTCTTAATTGGAATTCCACCATCCATAAAGATCTTTTGTGTGGATCCATCTGGGAGTAAATCCTCCTCATAAACCATGTTGAATCCAACTCTATCACTAAAGGAAACTTCTTTATCAATGTTTACCAATAAAGAGGAAGTACTATCAACGACAACTGGTTTTAGGTTAACGGACTTGGCAATACCAACACTTACTTCTGGATCAGTTGGTTGAGTAATAAACTCAAAATCAGAGAATTCTTTAAATCCAGAAGGATGGATTAAAGATCTTACTGGTTCTTTCCACTTATCATAACTTAGTTGGCTCTTAATAGAGTATGAGAACTTTTGATAGTAGAAATTGTCCGATATTCTTTGTTGGAAATCATTTAAAATTCCAACAGATCTATCAAGTTCTCCCACTTTATCTCTAGAAACTCCAAGAGTAGAACGCAAGTTAAAGATACTAAAATATTCTACAGTTCCAATGACTTTAGAACTTTCTCCAGTAAGTTTATCGCCATCTCGAAGTTGACCAAATGAATTTCCGACACGCAACTGGTTGAGATCATTATCCCATCCACCTTCCATAACTCTACCAACAAAAGTTGGACCAGTAACTTTTTCTTTTGAAAGATACTTAACGTCATCTTTCAATATCATTTCAAATTGTGGAACTTGTTTTTTATTAACAAGATATCCAAGAGTAATGCCGTCTTCATATACACCAAATGTTCCAGTGGTAATACCTGTCATATCATATGTGACGGTATTATTTGTAGTACTAATTCCAGTTACTTTGAAGAACTTGTACCCATATGCATCAGAGTTGTAGTTTGCTAAGTGATCTGAAGCTGCAGTTAGTCTGCAACCTTCAACATAAACTTCATCGCCAACATCAAAGGGGAATGCAGTAGTAACTCCTGAAGTTAAAATGTCTGTATTTGAAAGTTCTGCGGTTATTAAACTGCCATTAATCGTGAAGAAGTCAATGTCATATCCCTGGGAATGGTGAATAGTTACAATATCAAGTGGTTCACTGAAATCAATTGCATTTTGAGCAACATCAACTTTGGTAATAGAACCACCTTCTAGTGTTGGGATTAACTTGATACTTGTATTATCAGGAACAATAAGAGTTGGTGTTTGATTATATCCTCTACCACCAGTTGTAATACCGATATAATCAATTGTTCTGATATCTTTAATACCCACAACTGATGGAGTACTTAGAAGTGGAGATAGGGTTGGATCGGTTGGATAATCAAATCCATCTTTTACTCTTTCATACTTCTCGACTTTACCAATATCATCGGAAATTAATTTGATATTTGCATTTTTTCCATTTACGGTTTTAATGCTTTCAATGATGGGAAGTCTGTCATATCCAACTCCTGCAAAGTTAATTCTAAGTTTATCAATAGGTCCATCTGCAGTTTTTGAAGTGGTTGTATAAGTTACAGTTGTGTTTGCACTATTGTAAGAAGCCTTTTCAGAATCACTGGGTTTTCTCAATAAATTAAACAAGAAAGTACTATTATCACTTACAGTAACAAGATAATCCGTATTTAAAGAGTGAGGTACGATATCAATTTTGTTGGAACCTACAACTTCTAAATCTCTAGAAATTTGATTTTTTCTAACATCAGTGGGTCCTTTTGGAATTAGGGTGTAATAAAGTGCAGAAGGGATCAGACTATTTGTGGTCTTAATTTCCACCTTAGCATCGGCTTGCCCTGGAGTATTAGTTCTTTCAATTGCAAATCCATCTTCAGCATTACCAATGAGTTCTAATCTTCTAGTGAAATCTGGGTCTTCATAGAATTCAAGATCCATTTCAGAAATACTTGTATCCGAAACATCAAAAGAAATAGTATCGTTTTTAATAAATCTGAGTGGTGGATTTATTCTGTAAAGTTCGTGATCAGCTCCACCAACACTATCAATACTGATAACAATACCTTTATCAATATCACTGAATCTCTCAGTTAATTTGATTTTGTCTTTATCAGTTTTGAATACATAATAAATTTTATCATTAGAAAGTCCAGTAGCTGGAGTGGTTGCTTTATAGACTACTTTTTCTCCCTGTTCAATTTGTTCACCAGAAAGGTCAATCGTATTATCGGATATTGAAATATCACTACTTCCAAATGATATTGGACCCGTAATCATTTTTCTAATAACGGGGTTATAAAATACCGATATGCTATCAACTTCTCTGTTATTGATAGAGAAAGTAATTCTATCACTGGAAGTCAATCCATGACTTACTGCAGTACCGACAGATGCACTGTATCTTTCAATAGTTCCAGTAATTTCTGAATTAGTAGTAGAAAGAGAGTGTGCAGCACCCACCAGAGGGAAACTAGAATCAAAGTTTACAAATTCTGCAGCATTTAATTGTGTGCCGATTCCAGTAGTTGAAGTAAATCCAATAGTAGAAATACCAACATGATCTTTTCCAAGATTAACTGCATATACAGTTTGACCATCGGAAAGTGGTATGGAAACACCAGAACCAACATTATTAATGTATAGGGAAGTACCAGCAAGTCCTACATGATATTTCAGTTCTTGACCTGTAAAGAATTTGTGTTCTGGAATATAAATTGCGCTATTGGGAACAGTTCTATATTCAACAATAGTTCCACCAACTCCCAATACACTTCTAACAGATCCCGTGGTTCCAGTTCCTACTGTAACTTTTGGATCAAAATAAATTACTTCATTAGTATAAACGTAGTCATTTGGGATTTCATCTGGACCAATTTTAATTTCAAAGACAGTTGGTTTTAAAGTGATTAGATGATTATCATTAAACGCTGTATGAATTCCAGGATATTGAAGTCTATTAATATCAAAAGAATTATTCTTTGGATCAATTCTAATAATTCTGCAAATTTCCGTACCAATTCCAATCATGTCTTCGACACGGAATCCACTTATATCATTTACATAAATTGTCGTAGTTACACCAGTAGCGCTGATCATATCATCAGTCAACTTAGTAGTTTTGTTTCTTATAGAAACAGATCTATTACCTTCAATAGATTTGGAAGAAGTTGTTGAAATTCCAGAAATATTGATAATTTCATTATTTAAAATTTCATGAGGATCTGTAAGTTTACACTCAATGGTATCCGACTTTTTAAGATCAAATACTACACCAGAAGTTACAGTTTCATTTACAGAGAATGAATTTACAGTTTTACCTTTGATCTTTGAAACAGCAATATTTGCACCACTACCGCTTTCACCTCTATTTTTAATTACAAGTGTATCACCAGTTTTATAGTTATCCCCTGGAGAGAAGACTGCAGTGTCTTTAATACCAGATGTTCTAATTTCAGAAACTCTAAATTCTTGTTTGAACTTTTCATCAACTTTATCAATTGGTCTGTACTTAGAATTATTTGAGGTAATGTAATACTGAGATACATTCCTAGTTAGACCATGATCTGTAAAATCAACATCTTGATTTATTGAAGGTAAGAAATTTTCTTCAATGGGTTGTGAGTGGAAATAAGGTCCAATTAAATATGGGAAAGTTGGTTGAGATCTTCCACTTTGATCCGTTGTTTGGGAAACGAAGTAGGCATAAACTCCATCAGGATACTCTGGTGTTTTGCAATATCTTCCATTACTTTCATCTAGATCTCCAGTTCCAGTATAAGCATAATCATTAACAAAGAATCCAGCAATAAATTTGGGATCTGTTGGTCTTACTCCAGGAGTATTATCTACTGAAACTTCATATCCAGCCTGTAACTGTTTGATACCTCCACCAAGAGGATTTTGATATCCATATGGTCCATAAATTGGATTGCCATCATAAGAAAATCCTATAATTGGAGAGTGTACTTTATCGTTAGGACTTTCTACATTATTTTGAGTAAAGTTATCACTCAATTGAACTCTAAGTTTTTTAGGAACAAAGAAATTAACGAATTGAAGTCCTAAAGATTCATTTCTACTTGGAAGTAAGAATCCATCATCTTCATCAGAGAACTGATCTTTCAGTTTTTCTACTTGATTTACTTTCCAATTAGTTACATTGCCCAAGAACTTGGCATTCCTACCTCTAGCTTCAACGGTAAGTACAGTATTGGCATTATTGTAACCTACACCACCATTAAGAACTCTGACCGATGTAATCTTTCCATCTTCAACTGTAGGAACTAGATCGGCAAAATTACCATCTCCAGTAACTATAATGTCTGAATCAAGTCTATATCCATGACCTCTATTAATAATCTTAACATCTACAATAGTACCATCAACAATGATAGGAGCGATTAGAGCTTTAGAACTAATCTGTTTAGTCCTTACATCAGGTCTTCTGTGATAGTTGAATTGACTTGTGCATCCATACGAAACACCACCATCTTCGACAAAAACATCATCAATAGAACCTAAAATTTTAGCTTCTAATTCTGGTTCTACAATATCAATATCACCTTGTTCAGAAGTGGAGTTTATAGTAATAGTAATTTTTGGATATGCAAAAGTATGAGTACCAACTCCAATATCAGTAAGGTTGATATAGTTACCTTCAGTATAGTTTGATGTTGGTTCAATAGTTCCTGCAACAGAAACTCTAAATTGATTTGCATTAATTACTGAAATATAGTAATCAGAAGTTGTACTCATTCCAGATAGAGGAGTGCCTGAAGAAGAATAATGAACTATATCTCCATTATTGAATCCATGCTTTCTTGCATAAATGTAAGAATCATACGTGTTAATACCAGCAGCACTACCAAAACTATTTTCAGATGGAATTTTAACAGCTCTATTTGAATATCCCTCTCCCTTCTCTTTCACATAAACAGTACTTATAGTATTTTTTACAGTTAAACTCTCAATAGCATGAAAACCAGAACTAATTCCAGTAATACTGATTGTATTGATACCAGAAGTAGCGTCTTGTGGTGTACTGTGGAGTTTAACAATTTGGGAAGTTGGTGTAGAAACATAATAATGTGCATCACCAACTAAACCACCAATATTGGCGTTTTTATTACTGTTATAGATGACTTCTTCACCAACTTGTAAGTTATGATTTGATCCGAAGTTAATAGTATTTGCAGCAATATCAATGCCAGGTTGGGTTGGTTTGAATTGAAGAACCGTTCTAGTCTTAACTAAGTTTGATTCTAAAACACAACCAGTACCATTACCACCTTTGATAGAAATTTCTGGTTTGGTTGCATATCCAACACCAGCTTTAAGTACTTTAATTTCTTGAACAGATCCACTTACATTAACATGTGCTTTGCATCCAGTTCCCTGAGAGTCAACAACTTCTAATTCTGGTGGGTTAATAACATCATAGTCTTCACCAGAATTAGTAACTTCAATATCAGTTAGTCTTCCGTAATAAACATTTTCATCAAATAAAGTTGGTGATAATATTTCAACGCCATTACCGAGCATCCCGATATACTTATTATCAGTGGATCTACGGTTCTTGTCATCAAAGAAAGTCTTTTCTTCTTTTAAACTAAATTTTTTGAATAATTTTTGATTCTTTATCTCCTTATTTTCATAAGAAGCTCTGAAAAGTTGACCAACAACTCCGCTGCTAGGAGTAAATGAGACATGTTTATTGCCAAAAGAATCTGCCTTACTAAAGGATAAGGATAACTTATCATCGTTGATATAACTTACAAAATAATATCCAGTATCTACGCCAGTAACAGAAGAATCAGTGGGTACAAAATAAACATTTTCACCATCATAGAATCCGTGATCTGTCGAATCAATGACTTCGGTTGTATTTACACCAACAATGGTTAAATCCTTTCGAGTATCGGTTGCAAATATTTCATAGTTTGGTAGTCCAGTCGATGTTACATAAAAATTCTTTTCATCGGGAGTAATATAAGTGTTTTGAACTCCTGTAGGAATTTTAGATACGTAATCGTACTGACTCGTATAGTGCTTACCTTTAGTAACTCTTTTTGATAAGATAATAGAATCTGTAATAGTATGATTTGGTGATGTAATCTGTACTACTACTTCTTGAGCATATTTCTTTGTTTCACTACCACTTGGATATACAATATCAATAATTGTTCCATTTGAAGTTTTATCAAACTTATCAGAAAGACTTACATCCTCACCAATATAAAAAATAATCGAATCCAATAAAGTAACTCTATACTTATTGGGATCTACTTGATTTACAGTATTAATATTGTGATCTGTAGGAATGTTATAGAACCAACTATTAAACTCTCTAAAATCTCTAAGATCTTTACCAAATCCAGAAAGAGTTACACGATCATCTACTTTTAAATTTGAAGTGTTACTAAAATCAATACTATCTACAACATTTGTAAGTAAAAAATCTACCTTGGATGTTTGACCAAATCCAATATAACTGTAGGCAAATTTATCTTCAACAATAGAAGAGTTTACTTCCAACTCAGCACTAATTCCCTGACATCCCAAAAACTGGTTCACAGTTTTATCGGTATAAGATACATTGATATAAGAGTTGGAACCCTTTGGTTTTATGTGAGCGTTGCCAGATTTTGAAAATCCAACGGTAGAGTCTACTAGAATAGTATCAGACCCCGCTGGAACGTCCTCTAACAGTTTTGTTTTTCCAGATGCCTCAAAGAGGTTGTTAAAGTCCGCAGAGTCCAGTGAGACCTCATAAAAGTCCTTTCCATCAATAGGTCTATACTCAATGTTGTAAATGGAAGATGATACTGTGCCGATTCCACTTATATCCTGAAAAAGGGGACTTCCTTTGATAAGTAAAGGATCTCCTCCACTTACTTTTTCTAGGAGAACATTTTTAGTAATAAAATAATTATTATCTGAAGGAATTAATGTAAAATCCTGTGGTTTAATAATTTCAATATCTTCTCCGAAGAGAAGTTTAAATAAAATTTTATATGAAGTATCCGTTCCTTTAGACTTGTAAAAGTCTTTTGCTCTGGTTAATATATTTTGAATGTCAATGCCTTCAAAGAATTCCCTATTTTCAAATCCAGGAAGAAACTCGGACTTGAACTTAGTGAAGAATTCTCTTAAAAATAAATTACTTAAATTATAAACAAGTACACCACTGGTATGAGATTCTGTATTGGTTGATGTAAAACTTAGAAATTCAGAATTATCCGCAGATTTAATAGAATCAATACCACTAAAACCTCTGGTACAACCTTCAAAAGTTGTTGATGTTTTAGTTTTGTAATGAATAATCTCATTATCGATTTTCAATAATCCATTCTTATCTGGCCAACCCTCAGTACTAGTTACCGAAATAGTGTCGGAGATAACGGTGAGATTACCAGACAGTGATGTATATGGAATTAGATTTTGAGCAGTAAACTCCTCAATATTTTTATATCCCTTTAAATTTACCGCAAGGTCAGCCGCACCACCCCTATAGTCCAAAGACTTATAGTATTGTTTAAGAAAACTAGTAAACGTAGGAGAATCCTGAAGTAGGAAATCGGGAATCAGAGATTCGATAATCTCGTTGATGCTAACTCTCTTTTCTGTCATTTTATCTCGTAAACTGTCCGTTTAGGTAGCTAGATGTAGGAACAAACAATGTTGCAGCGGTATTCTCGCCTGAGGTAATAGTATCCTCAACTGTATTTACCACAGAATTGCCAACGTCAATTTGGAGATATAGATCTTTCAGTCCAATAACATCATTTGAGTCTGGAACTGCTTCAACTTCGATAACATTGTTATTTAACGCAGTAGATTCTATGTTTACAACATCCAAAAGAATTTCACCTTTAATGTAATCAATAGTTCCTGCATTAACTTTAACAATTGATGGGATGTTGTTCACCAACTTGAAGAAAAATACTCTTCCTGAACTATTATCTTCAGCAATATCTCCCATGTAAAGAGTATCATTTACTCCAGAAATTTTAAATCCAGAAGATTTAATAGAATATCCATCTTTCTTGATGTAAATTCTATTTCCAAAACAAACTTCATATGTTGCAAAAGTATTAAATGCAGGAGACATATCTCTACGCATTTTTACTTTTGTAATATTTGATGTAATTGCAGTATCTGTTGCATCAACCAAAGCGTTAATCTTAGAATACTTAACTCTTCCGCCAAAATTATTTGTATCACTAGATTTTGAATAATTTGTTAAAGTATTAAGTACTTTTGTTCTAATTTCAGAAACATCAGAAGTTTGATTCTTGTTATAGTAAATTGTAGTGTCAAATTCAACAAACAAATACTTAAGGTCAATAAGTTCAGGTTTGATACCTGCAATAGAGTATTGTTTTAAAGATCTTGAAATTTCTTCCTTTGTAATCTGAGAAAGAGTGTTTGCTCCCCTGGGTTTGATCGAAATAAACACTTTTCCATACTCTGGAGGATCTAACTCCTCTCCCCCGTAGGCGGTCACAGAATCGACGTTGGTATAAATGTATGGAATGAGTCCTTTATAGTCACTGGCGGTCACGGCACGGAACTGTGCGGAGTATACACGGGGTGCCAGGTATTTAATGGAGTCAATTGGTTCAATATCATCACCATTTTGCGAATCCGAGATAGTTCTCAACTGAGAAATGCCAGTTGTAATTGGATTTGCGTTATTATCTTTTAAAATTCCAGAAAAAGTGAAGTTTTTAGCTCCATTTCCTTCTCTACCGTTACTAACAATGTAAGTAACTTCAACAATTGACCCAGAAGCGGGTTTTTTACCTAAAATTCCGTCTCCAAAACGTATTTCATACTTTTGATCGGTAACTTCTTCCAATAAAAAGAGTCTTGAGTTACCATCAACATTCAAAATGTCTTCATAAAGAGCATATTGTTCCGTCACATTTGTTTTTACTTTGACTCTAATTGTAGTAGTGTCAATATTTGCGTTTGGAAGAATAAATCTTTGATTTGGAATTGAAGAATCGACTGTAAAAGTGTTTGTTACAAAAACTCCTTCGTAAATTTCGAGATTATCGAAAGATGCTTCACCTTGACTATCAACTAAAGTAGTAAAATCTTCAGGAATTGAATAAATGTAACTCGTATTTGTTAAATTACCTAATGCAACTTGTCCCGCTTGAAGGGTAACCGTTCTAACATCGGTTGTATCAGTCAAAATGATGTTAAAAGCAGTTCTAGCACGTGCTGAACGAACCGATCTGGGTGTATAACCAATGTTTCTAGCAAGTGCAACAACATTTTCTCGCAATGTTGCACTATCAAGGAACACTTCATTCACTGTCATGTTCGTATTGAACGCAGTGATGTACGAATTATATGCCAACAGGTCAATTAAGACCGAAAAATTAGATCCTTCAAAGTCAAAATCACTAAAATCGCTACTGGATCTAAGGTAATCTTTAATTTGTGTTCTTAGATCATTAAAATCTAAGTTAGTAAACTGATTGAAGGACATTAGATTCTAGTGGGTTCTAAGATAAACTCTATTTCTTGTGCTGGAACTGGTAATCCAACGATTTCATATTGAATTTTTATACGCAATTCATTGGAATCAGTTTTGAACTGAACATCAACCGTAGGTTCCGCAACTCTTGGTTCAAAGTTTGCAAGTAAAGTTTCTACTTCAGACTCAAGACTCAGTGCAAGAGCGGGAGATCCCAACTCAAATAACGCATCTTGGACGTTAGTGCCCAATAAATTGTTGAAAAACCGTTCACCTACTCTAGTTTTCACCAGATTCATAACAGATTTCTTAATAGCATCCTCATTTTTAATGGGCAATATGTCACCAGTAACAGGATTTCTTGCAAATGTAAGACTAATGTCTTTAAAACTGCGAGATGTTTTCCTGTATTTAAAAGATGAGTTGTCTATGTCCCTAATTCCTAAGGCCATTTAATGCTATAAAAAGGTCTTAATATATGTATAAGACTATTTGGAAGATTCGTAATCCAATACTTCCGCAATTAACTCTTTTTTCGCTTGATAAGGACAAGGATTCTTCACTTTTTCAATCAATTTAACGTCATCACCCAAAACTTCATTCAAATAATCTTCATTCCAGTAGTTATAATAGTCAGTTTTTGCTAATTTTTTACGCATTTGTGCAATCTTTCTCTTTGATTGGCACAAAATAATGTTAAGTTTTGAATTATTTGTCTTGATTCCATTAATATAAGTGTTTTCGCATGACAAATCTTCTACAAACCAATAAAGAGGATACTCTTCGTTATATCTTTTCACCCATTTACGGACTTTTGCAGGTTTCCAAAAGTCTTCAACAATAAAAATGATGACATCATACCCAGGTTCGGGTACAATATCATCAATACCAATATCTTTAATTAGAGTGTCAGATCCAGATGCATAAGGGCAAATGGCAAAACCACCTAATTCTTTGTGTTGAACAGAAAGTTGTTCAATCCATGCATGGACATAAGATTCACGTTCAGTCATTAGATCATCCTGCTGCTAGAGGTGATGCAGTATTTTTCTTGGTTTGAGAACGTGCTTTTGCATTTTGTGCAACATCGTACTTTGCATCCAAAGTTCCGTCTGGAGTTGCAGGTGGATTATCTCCTGGATTTGGTCCTTTTGCTCCCATGATACACCTATAAGTTACGTTACAGGTATTTATCGACCTTGACCTCTGTATGCCTTTTTCTTACTGTTACGCGAAGATGCTGAAAGTTTCGTGTTTGGTGAATTGCCTTGACGAGTCTTTTTGGGTTTCCCAGGCATAAAGTTTGCACCAGAGAGACCCACTTTCGACTTAACTGCCATAATTAAAATACCTTAGAATACGTTTGCGATTTTTTTGCGGTTTTTGACGCGCCGAAACGCGCCGATTTTTTTATCAAAGAATACGAGTCTTCTCATGACCCACACGGATCTTCGGATCACACCAGATCTCGAAGCCCTTCTCTTTCGCATCAAGACAGAAAGATACGTCCTCGCCGCACATGTCTTGAACTTCACCAGAGTCAAACACCTGCATCTTCGGAGCAAACCAAGGATACTCCAAGTTCTCAAAGACGCCGTTCTTAATCAGAACCCATCCAAAACCAGTGTAGTCAACTGTAAAGGGTTTGCGACGTTTGCTCATGGTCTCACCAGTTTCATGGTTCATCACACCACCGTTGTTCTTGAAGTCATCTTCTTCAAGCCAGTGAGCAACGGAAGTGGTGTTCCCATCTTCAGTCATATACCAACCTGCTGCAATATCTTTGTCCATTGCAATCAGACGATAGAAAGACTCAGTGTTAAAAACAATATCAGAGTCAATCCAAAGTTGATAATCATACTTCAGTTTACCATCCCAAGGAATCTGCTTCGGACCACGGAGAACATTCGCACCTAGTACTTTACACCGTGCAAAGTTAACCATGGACGAATAGTCCTGAGAAATTTGAATGCTACCACCGTTCTGTACAATATCAAAACACAGTGATACGAAGTTCTTCAAATAGATGTAAGATACTCCACGACCAGGAAGACAGAACACAATGTTCTTACCTTTAATCATCTCCTTGGCTGCTTGAAGATCAAACTCATCTTCTTTTTTCTTGACAGCAGGAGCTTTCGCTTTAATTGTAAATCCTTTAGACATTAATTTAGAATTGCAATGTTGTTATTCTACCACCACAAATCAATTCATGCAATGGTTTCTGGGTTATTTATCAGTTCGTGAGTAACCTTGGAAAACCTTAGATCGTATTCAAGATTGCACGCCGCTCTGACCATCTCGATCTTATGTTGTAAATCACACTTCGTTACATTCTCAGCAACTACGTGACCGTCAACTAAGATTTTATACAAGTTCATCTTCGATAATTGTAAGTAGGTCTTCGATCTCTTCTCTGAGTGAATCATTAGTGATCAACTCTAAGTCGTTCTGAAGACGATACTCTATACAATCTACGAGGACCTCCTTGTCATAGAAGTCGAGTTCTAATTTCATTGTAGACTCTTCAATCATCCTCAAATGTTATATAGACAACAGGTTTTTTGAGCGGACCCTGGCACTCGGAATTTTTCTGGGCAAAATTTTTTTACCTTCGTGATATTTAGATCGCGATTTGGGTTCGTTGTAGGTTAGGGTAGTTAGCGTTTTTTAAAACGGGGGTTACGCGCCCACGCGCTAACACATAAGAACGCGAATTAACTGCTCAAACAGTGCTCCCCGAGAGTATCATAAACCCTCGGAGAGTTTCTGTCAACTACTCACATAACTTGATTGCATTTGTTGTTATTAGTGACCCCAGGAGTTCCAGCAACTGAACCGTGCATGAATGAACCCTTAGGAGCAGCATTGGACCACGCACGTTTTCCACTCAGTGCTTTCACACCTCTCTTGGAAGGTTTAAGCACAGTGTACTTAATTTGTCCTTGAGTATCAGCAACCAAGAGGTCGAGTTTAGTAGCAGATCCGAGTTCAGAAATGGTCATGAGAAAGTAGCGAAGTGTTCGGAGAGTTTGTGAGAATTAACCGAGACGCATTGAGGAGAAGAAAGGTACAGTTGTGAGACCCTGGACAGTGTTAATTTGCACGAACCAATCGAAGTTCTTCGCAAACACTTTGTCACCACAATCTCCGTGTTCTGAGAGGATTGCATTGAGACGAGATTTAGTGGTGTTTGACTGATAACCACCGTCAAAGAGACGAATGAAAGTGTCACCAATCTCCGCAATCTTGTTACCGTGAAGACGTACAATAGACACCTGATCTTCCTCGTTAAAGTAAACCGCAGTATTTCCAGATGTCCAATTCTCATTGTTAGAGATTGCGGAATTCATCTGTTGTTCGATCTTACGCATGAGGTCGAGAAGTGGTGTTCCTTTGACTCTTATAAGATACACGATTCTGAGGGGTCTGGCGGATACCTTGTGCAGGTTATTAAACTGGTTCAGAACTATTGACTTTGAAACTCATCCATGGTAAGCAGATAAGGACTCTGAGGCATTTGAGCAACTTAAGGGGACTGATTGAAACTCCACAGAGTCATTGTACATTGTATGAGTAAGCTATGGCAACTCTCGGAGATTCTCGGAGTAATTATGTGCGAGACTCGTGACTTTTTTTGGTCGATGTGCTTGACTTTTTTGCGAGTTTGTGATAGCGTGCGCGCTAAGATCACTAGTCCTCAGCACATTTTAACGAACGAAATAAAGCACGCATATATGTTTTTTAATACATTTATTTTTATTCTCTTAAATACACTCCCCAGCGTATTCGGAGTGACTTCGGAGCAACTCTGAACGTTCTTAAGTGTATAAAACCTCGCTGTGTAGAGTATAAGGAAGAGAGACAATCTCATTGAGGATTGCTCTATAGTCATCATCACATGTTCGAGGCATTGTTGTTATTAACTCAATGATTGCATCACTGACTGACTCTAACTGTAACTCGACTTCTCTTAACCAACTCCCAGCATTATGACTATAACAACTATGATCTTTCCCATCAGAATAGAACTCTACAGTATTAGCGTAATATACATCTTTCTCTCTATCCATTAAACAATTCACTAGGCAATAATCTTTCCTTTCTTGTCTCTTACCTAACTCATCTACTAATCTTTCAATAACACTTTTATCACCATAATCTTCTGTATAATGAACAAAGTCAAATGGCGTATTAGGTGCATAGTTAGATGAAATTAACATGCGACCGTTTCCTACTACATGTGCCCAAGGTTTATCGGGATGATAATGTCGTGAATACGGATTAAAGAAAACTGGTGTAGCAAATCGACCATGTTCTTTCAGTTGAGAATGTAACACAGTCAGTTTAGTTAATTCAGTTCGATGTTTGCATTTTCTCTTTAATTCTTTTCTCGAACGTAGATACAATTTATCTACATCGGTCTTAAACAAATTAAAACAGTATGATGCAATTTTATCGGGGACGATTTGATCATATTCAATATAAAAGTTTTGATACTTTTCTGGTTCGATGATAGCATCATCTCGCCCCTGATCATAACAACGAATCTGAATCATTTGCGTTTGTTTTTTGTCTTATACTCCCCGAGGTTTTCGACATAAACCTCATTCACTTTCTCTCCATTTTCTAACTCTAACAGTTCATGCCAATTCCATTCATTTGGACTGACACAGTTAGTTGTATCTACCGTGAAATCTAATGTAACTCGATAACGTGTAACTTTGGTCTTTGGAGTTGAAATAGACATGGCAGTTGTGGGGGTGAGTAGAATAAATCTTACTTGTCTATTTTATAAAAATTCTCCTCTAAAGTCAAGAACTGTGTACTGTAATCACGACAAATTGTCTCGTAAATTACACTTAACTCTTCATCAGTGTAATCATCAACCCAGTTCATTTTCGTCTCGGTCGTTGTCATCGTCATCAATCAAAAACTCCATCATAAGATAATCAACTGTCACCTCAAATTTAGCAGCAAGTTCTTCCAAATTCATCATGATGTCATGGTCAACGAACAGATCAAGTGTAGAGTCGTGCATGTTATTCAGAAAGAGGTGATTCGCGTTTGCAGATGTTGTTCTTTCCAGAAAGTACATCATCCACATAAGCATTAGTCAACGACTTGTCATCATCATTTGATTCAAACAATTCGCGTTCTGTTGGAATACTTTGGTCCTCATTTACTGATTCCCAAAAATCATCCCAGTCTTTTTGTGTGGTGTTGGTTTCAATCATCGTAGGACACTTCCTCCCATTTAGCAACATGAACATCTTTTACATTTGATTTATTCTCTTTCAAATATCTCTCCATGTCACGTTTACTATGGAAAAACTTTTGATCATACAAATTCAAATTACTTTTGGGTGCTGGTTTTAATCGAACCAGATAAACAGCAGGATAACCCATCAGATTCCCTCCATCAATCCTTCAAGAGTTTCATCACCATAA